TTGAAGAAGATAAATTAATATTCAAAGACTACGATGTAATTGCAGAACTTACAACGTTTATTCAAAGACATAACTCATTTGAAGCTGAGGATGGATGTAATGATGATCTTGCAATGTGTTTGGTTATCTATGCATGGTTAGTTCAACAAGATTATTTTAAAGAACTGACCGATCAAGATGTTCGCAAAAGACTTTACGAAGAACAGAAAAATCAAATAGAACAAGATATGGCACCATTTGGGTTCTTGAATGATGGATTAGATGAAACTAGTTTTGTCGATAATGTAGGTGATAGATGGCATACTGATGAATATGGTGATATGTCTTATATGTGGGATTACAATTGAATGGACTTAGACGGTCAACTAAAGTTTGGTCACTTGTTACTTCATGATAGAAAGTGTAGAACTTGTGGTGAAAGAAAGAATCTTATAGAGGGATTTTATAGGACCAGAAAAGATAGAGGTGCAATACCATCATCATTTTCATATGAGTGTAAGGAATGTACAAAAAAGAGAGTTAGGAAAACTTTAAACGCTTGGGAATACCCCGATTGGTAGGATCACGCTAACATTCCCCGCGTAAATGGCCTTTTTAATAAATATTTTCAGATAAACTGAGACTAACAAGGAGACAGAATCCATGGCGACTCCTCAATTATCTCCTGGTGTATTAACCAGAGAGGTGGACTTAACGGTAGGGAGAGCTGAGAACGTTCTTGATAATATTGGCGCAATAGCAGGTCCGTTTGAACGTGGACCTGTTAATGAACCAATTACTATTGCCAACGAGCAAGAGTTCATAAACAATTTCGGCAAACCCCAAACCGAGGACAATCAGTATGAGTACTGGATGTCTGCATCTTCTTACTTACAATACGGTGGCATTCTCAAAGTAGTGCGTACCGATGGAGATTTAATTTCCAACTCGAATGTTGGTATTGGAACTGCTCTAATTGCAGGCACAAAGATTAAGAATTTTGACGACTATAACAGCAACTATGCTAGTACTGCATCTAACTTCTTATATGCTGCAAAAAATCCAGGTTCCTGGTCTAATAACCTCAAGGTTTGCGTCATTGATGACTTAGGTGACCAAATTATTGGAGTTGGAACAACTTCTGGAGCATCCCTTGGTGCTGCTGTTGGTTATGGTGTAACAGTTGATATTACAGGACAAGTCATTCCTGGTGTTGGATCAACTGAATCCTTTACTGGATATTTGAAAGGGGTAATCACTCAAGTTGTAGACACTCCAGAGATTGGAATTAGTGCAATTTCAGTTAAGATTCACTCTAGAGTTTCTACTGGAGGTACACAACCAGGCAAGCATACTAGAGTAAATTATTCTGAGGGTAGTGCATATTCCTCTTTCAGTAAAGGTCAAAGAATTAGTTTTATTGATAATGCTGGAGCAGTTGCTTCTCCAGTTGACTCAATCGCTGCTGTTGGTATTACTACAAGTACACCAATCAATGGAGAGCAAGGTCAGGTTTACTCTGGTGTAGGTGGAACTTCAACGGGTTCTGGTTCTCAAGCAAAATTCAACATTACTAGAACCAATACCGACGGCAACGTTGTTGCTTCTGGTGTTGTAATTACTAACCCAGGATTGGGTTACACTATTGGTGAGACTGTATCTATTGGCGGTTCTTCTGTTGGTGGATTTGATCTGGATCAAGGTGCAATTAAAACTATTGGGTTGACAACTTCTACTAGTGTTCCTGCAGCATCTAGTGGTGTATATCTGAGTGTTGCTGGTATAAGTACCGTTGGTTCTGGAATCTCTTTTAATGTTTACAGAGATGGAACGGGTGGTATTGGTACTGTAACTGCAACTAATTCGGGTCTTGAATATCAAAATAATGGTACAGTTACCATTCCAGGTAATGTAATTGGAGGTGTCACACCAGGTGATGACGCTACAATGACCATTAGTGCTCTTAGAGATGACAAGATTCTTCTTGAAGTTACTGAGGCAAATTCTAGAGTTGAGGTTGCTGGTATTGATGACTGGTATAACGCTCAGACACTTGGATTAGACAATTCCCAAATTTACTGGAGCACGATTGCACCAAAACCAGGAACTTCTGCATATGCATCTGAGCGTAATGCCAATAATGATGAATTGCATATTGTTGTTGTTGACGATGATGGATCGGTTACTGGTGTAAGAGGTAACATTCTTGAGAAGCATGTCGGACTGTCTAAGGCAAAAGACGCAGTATCTCAAGTCAATTCCCCACAAAAAATCTGGTATAAGAACTACCTAGCAAACTTCTCCCAGTATCTCTATGCTGGAGGAAACCAAAGTACAAGTAACGACAACTTCCACAATACGTTCCCAACTCCTATTGTATTTGTTGAAAGTGGGGGAGCACAAATTTATACCGATGGCGATACCCCAACAGGATTTGGTGTTGCATCTGCGATTGCAGATCAAGGATGGAACTTTGACGCTCAGGGACGTAATTTTAGTTCTATTGGTAAAGCAACGTATACCCTTGAAGGTGGTAACAATTACACTGCCACGGGCAATCTCAAAGCATCCCTTGGGGATATCATGGGAGCATATGATCTGTTTAACAACAAGGAAGATGTTGCCGTTGACTATCTAATAATGGGTCCTGGTTGTGATTCTATGAGTGATACTCAGGCAAAAGCAAATAGACTTATCTCCATTGCAGATGGAAGAAAGGATTGTGTTGCTGTAATTTCTCCACATAGAGCAACTGTAGTAGATCTAACGAATACTGCAACTCAAACTAACAATCTGCTTAGTTTCTTCGGACCACTTTCATCTTCTTCTTATGCAATTTTTGATAGTGGATATAAGTATACATATGACAGATTTAACAATCTGTTCCGTTATATTCCATGCAACCCAGACATTGCAGGTCTGATGTGCCGCACAAACATCACAGCATATCCATGGTTCTCTCCAGCGGGTCAGCAAAGAGGTGTTCTTAAGAATGCAATTAAACTTGCATTTAATCCAGATAAGTCACAAAGAGACGCACTGTACTCTGCAAGAATTAACTCCATTGTTAATCAGTCTGGTGCAGGAGTACTTCTCTTCGGTGATAAGACCGCTCTTGCCTTCTCATCTGCGTTTGACAGAATAAACGTTCGTCGCTTGTTCCTCACAGTTGAGCAATCTCTGCAAAAAGCAGCAGAAGCACAACTCTTTGAATTCAACGATCAAATTACAAGAGCTAACTTTGTAAATATTGTTGAACCATATCTCCGCGATATCCAAGCGAAGCGCGGAATTTATGACTATCTTGTCATCTGTGATGAAACCAATAATACACCTGATATTATTGATAACAATGAGTTTAGAGCAGACATCTTCCTGAAGCCTGCTAAGTCTATCAACTACGTCACACTGACGTTTGTTGCTACCAGAACTGGCGTCTCCTTCGAGGAAGTCGCTGGTAGAGTCTGATCTATCTAATATATAAACCACGGAGGAATTAACAAATGGCACGTCAGATCAAAACTATCAGCACCTTCAAATCAAAATTAGCAGGTGGTGCTGCAAGACCAAATTTATTTGAGGTTGAGATTCCTCAATTCCCCGCCTTTGTTGCGGGGAGTTGGGATAATGAAACTAGAGACAAGTTTAGTTTCATGGCAAAGGCAGCAGCATTGCCTGCTTCCAATGTTGCTCAAATTGAAATCCCATTTAGGGGTAGAGTACTGAAGGTTGCTGGAGACAGAACCTTCGATGTGTGGACTGTCACCATCATTAACGATGAGGACTTTAGAATTCGCACAGCAATGGAGCAGTGGATGAACATGTTGAGTAAGTTGGATAACGCTACTGGCGCTACAAATCCATCTTCTTACATGGTTGATGCATATGTTCACCAACTCGGTAGAGGTATTCAGAAATTCTCTGAAGGCCATGGTGCAGATTCAACTCAGCAAGAACCACTGAGAACTTATAAGTTCTTTGATATCTTCCCGACTAATATTGGGCAGATTGACCTTTCATACGAATCAACCGATACTCCAGAAGAGTTTACAGTTGACTTCCAAGTCCAGTATTGGTCATCAGGAACAGGTTCTCAAGGTGAGGCTGATCAAACAGGCGTAAGAATGGATTAAAGTGAATTAGTACTATTTGTAGTATAATAAATAGTACTAACAGTTTTAAGCCTAGATTATAATGGCGAAGTTATTTGGTTTTTCCATCGAAGATGGTGATAACAAGCCGAAAGGTGCAGTCTCCCCCGTTCCTCAGAATAATGAGGACGGGGTAGATCATTATCTAACGAGCGGATTTTTTGGATCTTATGTTGATATTGAAGGGGTTTATAGAACCGAATATGATCTAATTAAGCGATATAGAGAAATGGCATTACATCCAGAAGTGGATGGTGCGATTGAAGATATCGTTAATGAAGCAATTGTAAGTGATACAAACGACAGTCCTGTTCAGATTGAATTATCAAATCTGCGTACAAGTGACAGTCTTAAGAAAAAAATTAGAGAAGAATTTAAATATATTTTATCATTACTAGATTTTGATAAAAAATGTCATGAAATTTATAGAAATTGGTACGTAGACGGAAGACTTTACTATCATAAAGTAATTGATTTAAAAAATCCTTCAGACGGAATCCAAGAGTTAAGATATATTGACGCATTGAAAATGCGTTTTGTTCGTCAGGCAGGTAGTAAGAATACTCAAAGAGACCAGAAATATCAACCAAATGGTGAGAAGGATCCTAAAGATGCAGGATTTCCAAGTATTCAAGAATACTTTATTTACAACCAATCATCAAGTCAGATTGGATCTATTGCAAGTAGAGG